GCCGAGGCGAAGGACGCGTTGCAGAGCTTTTCGGCGCCGTTCGGCGAAATCAACGGCCAACTGGCCTCGTTCGCCAACGCTTCGTCCCAAGCCTTCAGCCCCGATCGCCTGCAGTCCTACCACGACGCGCTGGCCGCAACCCAATCGCTGGAACAGTCATTCGCCGCCGACAGCGTTCGCGCCGCCGCGGCGATGCGGGCCGGCGACGACGAGGCGTATGCCGACGCTACGAGGGCGGCGCAGCTCGCGACCTCGGAAGAATTGAGGATCCTCGCCGACGCGCTGAAGCAGAAGCTCGCGCTCTATGGGGAGGAGGCGCGGTTCTACGAGATCACCCAGCAGCAGAAGCTGGCGCTTTCGCAAGCTGCACTGGACGAGGAATACGCCGCCGAACTCGCCGCGCTGCAAAAGCGGGAGGCGCTCGGCGAACAGTCGCTGGCGGTCAAGCAGCGCACCGACGACATGATCATCGAGGCGACCCGCCGCCGCGACGATGAGACTACGGCGTTGACCCGCTCGGCATTGCAGGAGCAGGAGCGCGACTATCAGTCGTTCGCCAATTCGATCATGGGGGCTTTCAATTCGCAATTGCGCGGACTGCTATCGGGCACGGAGAACTGGCATGCGGCGTTCAAGAGCGTGCTCGACGACTTGCTGATCAAATTCATCGAGTGGTGCGAAACCACGGTCGAGCATGACGTCCTGGCGGAAGCGATGAAGACGGCCGCTACGACAACAGGCGTCGCCGCGCGAACGAGCGCGGAGGACGCCGGCGCCGCGGCCTCGATGGGCGCTCAGGGCGCGGCGATGGTCCGATCGATCCTCTCTTCGGCCGCGGAGACATTCGCCGGCGTTTTCGGTTTTCTTTCCCCGCTCATGGGCCCGTTCGCAGCGGGTCCGGCCGCGGCAGCCCAAGCCACGGTCGCCGGCATGGCGGGCGCCGTCGCCTCGGCCGACATCGGCATGTGGCAGGCGCCGCAGGACATGCTGACCCTGGTCCATCACAACGAGCTCATCATGCCGCAGGCGGAAGCGGGCGCCTTTCGCTCGCTTCTCACCGCGTCGGCGAGCGGCGCTTCACCCGGCGCGTCGGTCGCCATTCATCCAACCACGAACTTCAACGTCTCGGCGCTCGACGGCGCGTCGGTCTCGTCCTGGATGCGCAGCAACGGCCCGGGCATGGCGAAGGCGCTCGACGAAGCGGTGCGGCACGGCGCCGCGCTGGGGCTCAAGCGCTTGCGCGGCTAATGACGTCTGTCAACCTCATTGGCGTGCATCTTCTGCCCTCGACCGGCGAATTCGCCTACGACATCTATCCCGCCGTCGGCGCGCAGCGCGGACCGAGCGGCCTCGACAACCTTACGGTCCAGAACACCTTCTCGAACCCGAGCCTCGCCGCCAACGTCACCGATTACACCAACTCGATCGAGCAGCTTCAGGCGCAGCATCCCGAATGCACGACGATCTCCGTCGTTGTCGCCTGGTTCTTCAACTCGGAAGACGCCTCGACCTGCCAAATCTATCCCTCGACGAATTTCATCTTGGGGGAGTTTCAGCAGAATACGGGCTCCGGCTTCCTGCCGGTTCACTGGATGGTGTCGAGCCTGACGGAGCAAAGCTATCCGGGCCTGATTCCGATCCCCGAGATCCCGAACGCGCTTGGGGAGCCTGGCTTCGTCTATGGCGGGACGCCGAGCGATCCATCGATCGTTCGCTGCATTCGCGATTTAAAGACCCGCGGTTTCAAAGTCGTATTCTACCCGTTCTTGCTCGGAACGGGTGAGGGCTTTCCCTGGCGCGGGCGCATTACGTCGCCGGACGACATCTCGCAACTGGCGACGAACGATGTCAACACGTTCATGGGCGGCGCGACGACCTCGGATTTTGTGCGCGATACGGTCAATCTGACCGTCGCCTATGGCGGCCCGCTGCTTGATTACACCTATCGCCGCATGGTCCTGCACTACGCGAATCTTTGCATCGTCGCCGGCGGCGTCAACCTGTTCGTCATCGGTTCGGAGCTCCGCGGGCTTGAAATCCTTCGCGGGCCGAACTGGACCCAGGCGGGCCAGACTGACGGCTCGGGCAACGCGATTTGGGACTATCCGATGGTCGCGGCGCTCAACGCGCTGGCGAATGACGTGCGCTCGACCTTCGACGCCGCCGGCTACACGAAAGACCTCTCGACCTTCGAAAACCTTGTCACCTATTCATCCGATTGGTCGAGCTGGATGGGCTGGCAACATCCGGGCGAGAATGGACAATGGCCGCATCTCGATCAATTGCGGGCGAACCCAAGTATCGACTTCGTATCCTTCGACAATTACCTGCCGCTGACTGACTGGACGAGCGCGACCAACGGCGGCCTCGACGGCGATGAATGGCTGACGCCGGCCTACACCGGCGCGTGGCCGCCGCAGTCCGGGTCGCTGAGCGGCTTGGGTTTCACCGGGCCGCCAACGATCTATTCGACGCCCTATCTCAAGGCGGGGATCGAGGGCGGCCAGTATTTCAACTGGTACTATAACGACGGAGGCGCCGGCGCCCATGCGGCCTACGGCCTCGATCCGAACGGCTCCGACCTCCAGGTAACGCTGCCCGCCGGCGATCGGCTGGCGCAGGCGCGGAATCCCTATTACGCAAATCAGGAAATCCTCGCCAACAAGCAACTGCGCTGGTGGTGGAACAACCTTCACTACGCCGTCTATGCGACGCCAGCGAGCGGCGGCGCTTGGGTTCCAAATGGCCCGCAGACGCAGTGGGTTCCGAACTCGAAATCGATCATCACGCTCGAATATGGCTTCGCCGCCTGCGACAAGGCGACGAACCAGCCGAACGTGTTCTATGACGCCAAGAGCACGGAGAGCGCAACCGCCTTCTGGTCGATCTGGGATCCGGCCAACAACCTGGGCTACCTGCCGCGCCGTGACGACACCATCCAGGCGATGGCCTTGGAGGCGGTCTACGAATACTGGAATGTCGACGCCAACAATGAGACGGTCGGCGGCCTGCCGATGCTCAACTGGACGTTCTGCTGCGTCTGGAATTGGGATGCGCGGCCCTTTCCGACGTTTCCTGACAACAACTCGGCATGGGGCGATACCGGGAATTGGGAGCAGGGCTTCTGGACGAACGGCATTCGGGACACGTTGCCGCCGGCCACGCCTAGCCCGCCGCCGACGGCGGGCTCCTACCCCACCTTTCCAAGCCTGGCGACGCTGGCGTGGTCGGTTTACATCAAGCCGAAGTTCTCGACGCTGGTCGCCGGACACGTTTCGGGGCGCGAGACGCGAACGCAGCGGTTCGCAAAGCCCTATTTTGATATCGAGCTGACATATGAAGTTTTGCGCGCCGATCCGGCTTATTCGGAACTGCAGACGATCGCCGGCTTTTTCGAGGAGAACACCGGCGAAAATGAGCCGTTCTGGATCGCGCCGCCGGGCCTGAGCGCCGTCGCCGGCCAGGCGATCGGAATCGGCGATGACTCAACGACGAGCTTTCCGCTCGTGGCCTCGATCGGGGGCTATTCCAGTCCCGTCTACGGGACGCCCGGCGTGTCCGCCGTCTATCTCAACGGCGTGGCGCAGAGTAGCGGATGGAGCGCGAGCGCGGACGATCTGCCGGCGATCACGTTCACGACGGCGCCAGCCTCGGGTGTCGCGATCACGGCCGATTTTGGCGTCCTCTGGCTCTGCCGCTTCGCCAACGACGTCCAGGACTTCGAGGAATTCATGTCGATGCTGTTCGAGTTCCGAACCTTGCGGCTCATGACGGTTCGGCCGTGACAACGCCGCCGTCCTTCCCGACGCTCGCCGGCCTCGGCTGGAGCGTGCACAAGAAGCCGGTGTTTTCGACCATCGTCGCGAGCCATGCATCGGGGCGAGAGGTTCGCGACCCGCTGTATCAAAATCCGATCTGGCAATTCGAGCTGACGTTCGATGCCATGGATTCGACGGCCAACACCTATCCCGGCGCCGGCGCCAACTCGTTGCAGGCCCTCATGGGCTTCTTTCTTGAGTGCCAGGGGCAATATGGCACCTTTCTTTACGACGACCCGACTGATTCCGCCGTCATCAACGGCGCCATCGCCCCCGGCGACGGCTCGACCACGACTTTCACCTTCATCCGCTACATGGGCGCGTTTTCCGAGCCGGTCGGCTGGGTGACATCCGTGTCGAATGTCTACCTCAATGGCGTCAACCAAGCGTCGGGGTGGTCGGTTTCGACGCCCAACTCCCTGGTGTTCGCCTCTGCGCCGGGTTCCGGCGTCGCGATTTCGGCGACCTTCGCCTTCGCCTTCGAATGTCGCTTTGATTCCGACGACCAGGACTTCGAGCAGTTTATGTCGGCCCTCTGGAAGGCCGAGAGCGTCAGGTTCAAATCGGTGAGGACATCCTAATGATCGCAGCGGAGAAAGCCCTTCGCAAGCTAAACGTCGTTATGGCGGAATTCAAGGCGAAGATCGCCGAGGTCGGCGAACGTAACGTCGACGTTTACTTCCCCGAGATCAAGCGCGCCGTCGATCGGGCCAAGCGCGAATGGCACAATGCGCTCAGGGCGACGGGGCGGCTCGGCAAGGATTACGCATGACCGCCGACGATTGGCGCCCGATCGGCGACCCGCCGGACGTGGGGCAGCCGGTTGTGTTGGTCTGCATGCCGCAAGACGGGTCGGAGCCGACGTTCAGCCACTACACGCTCGGGTGGCTCTATCAACCGCTCGACTGGAATGTCGTCCGGGTTCCGAACGGCTGGCCGGCGACGCATTGGAAACGGCTTGGAGCGCCAGCGAGGTCATCCTGATGGACGCGCTCATAGGGATGTGGATTTCGGCGCTTCGGGCGCCGTTTGAGCTTGTGGGGAATTTCCTCGACGCGCTTGAGAACGACGCGCGTCGGCTTGAGCGCGATGGGCGCCGGGGGGCCGAGGTCGCGCGCGAGGACGAGATCGAGAGGCTTGAGCGGCGGCTCGCAGAACTTCGGCGCGGGTGATCGATGAAAGCGACCACGACCGCCGTCCAAACCCTCCTCAACGCCGCGATGGCCGCGCCCGATGGGCCGATCGCCTTCGCCGAGTGCTTCACCTTCATCACGACGACCGGAACGCAATATACTTGGACGAACGTCGATTATGATGTCGTCTACAACGGCTTCACGTTTTCATCCTCCGGGCCGCTCGTCTCGGGCCTCAAATATAAGGGAAGTGTCGGACTTGAGGTCGACAAACAGCAGATCACGATCGCTGCCCGTCCGACGGATACGATCAACGGCGCGCCCTTCCTCATCGCGCTTCGAGACGGGGCGTTCGACGGCGCGCCCGTTTACCGAGATCGTGTCTTTCTTTCCGGGCCGATGGGGAGCGTGGTCGGTGGCGTGAGGATGTTCCAGGGGCGGGTCTCGACCGTTGATTCTGTGGGGCGAACTCAAGCCACTCTGACCGTGGCCTCAGACCTCGTGATCCTCGATTACGACATGCCGCGGAACCTCTTTTCGCCAACCTGCCTGCACACGCTCTATGATGCGGGCTGCGGCGTGATCCGGGGAACCTACAGCGTCAACGGGACAGCGGGGGCGGGCTCGACCTCGAACCAAATTCTGACTTCGGTCGCCCAGGCCGGCCACGCGCAGGGCTCGCTCGTCTGGACCTCGGGCGCAAACGCCAACGTGCGCTCGACGGTCAAGAGCGTCGCCGTCGGATCGGCGCTCAATCTCCTGTATCCGCTGCCGTTCGCGCCGACGACCGGAGACGCCTTCACTGTCGCCTTCGGGTGCAACCATACCCAGGCGACCTGCCAGGGCACGTTCAACAACCTCGCCAATTTCCGCGGCTTCCCGTACGTGCCACCGCCCGAGCTTGCTTATTGAGAGGATCCGATGTCGAATTTTTGCGGCACGATCGGCGAGACGACGTCCAGGCGCGCGCCGACCGCGACGGACGCGGCGTCACGATGACCATCCTCGACGCCTCCGGTTATCGCCTCGAAAAGCGAGATGTCGATGTTGACGTTCACGAGTATCATGGAGTCGTCACCGCTACGGTGCGCCAGCGCACGCACGCATGATAGAGGCGCAGCGCGCCGCCGTTGTCGCCGAGGCGCGCTCATGGCTCGGGACGCGCTACCATCACGCGGCGGACGTGAAGGGGAGGCAGGGCGGCGTCGACTGCGCGATGCTGCTGGTGCGCGTCTATTGCGACCTTGGCTTGGTCGAGCGCTTCGACCCGCGCCCCTACACGCGCGATTGGTTTCTGCATCGGAACGAGGAGCGCTATCTTGGGTTCCTGCTCGCACGCTCGCGCGAGGTCAGGACGCCGCTCGAAGGCGACATCGTGCTCTTCAAGGTCGGTCGCTGCTTCGCCCATGCGGGCATCGTTTCGCGCGCCGATCCTTTGACGATCATCCATGCCTTCTCCAACGCGCACTGCGTGGTCGAGGATGTGATCGAGCGTTCGGCGGAATTGAGCGCCAGGCTCAAGACGGCGAGATTCGCGAGCTATTGGGGATAGGCGATGTTTTCGGGCGCCGGCTTTGACGATATCGAGCGGGCGGCTGTCGTCGTCCTTATCATCGTTGCGATTCTGCTTGTCAGCATTGGTTTCCTGATCGGGCATTTCGTCTAGCCATGGGTTTCCTTCGCAGTAACGACAACGCCAAGCCTGATTACACCGCGCTCCAACTCCAGACCTCGACCTCGATCCTGCCGATTCCGATCGTCTGGGGCCAGAACAAGATCGCGGTTAACGTCCTTTGGTACGCCAATTTCCAGGCGGTCGCCGGGGGCAGTGGCAAGGGCATCGGCGGCAAGGGCGGCCTGCTCGGCGGCGGGGCGGCGGCTGGCGCCGATTACACCTACACTGCCGACATCATTCTTGGCTTGTGTGAGGGGCCAATCAACGGCATCGGCCTGATCTGGAAAGACCTCTCGATCTACGCGCCACTCGAATTGGGGCTCGGGACGGAATACGGGACGACGCCGCAGGCCGTCTGGTCGTATCTGGCGGAGAACTACCCCTACAATGCGCTCGCCTATCACGGGACCGCTTACTTTTGGGGCGAGGGTTACAATCTCGGCGACTCGGCCTCGATCGGCAATCACAACGTCGAGGTCATCGGCGTCCTCTCCGGTTCCGG